CCCCCTACCCCCCCAGCGTCTGAGGACTATATCACACCTGTTGATGTTGTGCATTTGGATTACGTTCAGAGAATCGGAGAGCGAAGGGAAACGACGAATGAACTGGTGGTCGCAGCAGGTGACTTCCAGTTTCCTTTTGAGGACCCAGAGGTTTACTCTTCGTTCCTTACGTTCCTTGCAGCAGAGCGACCAGACCGCATTGTTCTCACAGGCGACATCCTCGACCTCACAGCGGTCAGCGCCTACGACAAGGACCCGCGTTTAGGGATGCCAGTCCAAGAGGAGCTTGCGCACACGCACCGTCGTCTCGCAGAGATCCGCGCATCGGCTGGTCCAGAGGCGCAGATCCTCTTCCTCTACGGCAACCACGAGGCTCGCCTCTCCAAGTGGTTAGCGAAGAAGGCTCCTGATCTTGTCGGACTCACGGATGCCGACGGACGCGAGATCCTTTCGCTTGCCAACCTCCTGCGCCTTGAGGCGTTGGACATTCAGCCGTGCCTAGACGAAGGCGTATCCTACAGCGGGCCAGAGCATCTGCGTTCGTACTACCAGATCGCACCAGACCTCATCGCCACGCACGGAACCTACTCGCGCTCGACTGGTGGCGGGGCGAGCATTATGCCAATCGTCAAGGCATCGGGCGTATCTGTCGTCGGCGGACACGACCACTCACAGGGCGTTGCCTTTGAGACCATCGGAGGATTCGCTGGGCTAGATGCCAAGCGTACCGCCGCCATCTCTACGGGGATGATGTGCCGACGCACCGAACTGGGCTACCTCGCCCAGCACCAGGTCAGCCGCTGGTCGGCTGGCTTTGCGGTCATTGAGCTATGGGGTGAAGAGGCTGGCCAGTGGCAGCCTGACTTCGCTTCGTGGACGGGGACGGAGTTGGTGTGGCGCGGCAAACGCTATGCGCCTAAGAGTGTGCTAAAATAGCATAACGTAATCAGGAGGGTCGGATGGTCGGAGTAATCGGGTCGGGACAGGTAGCTCAACACGTCATCGCAGAGTTGCGCCGCCGCAACCTGTGCTACAGGGTATACACGCGCTCGCTTCAGCCAGATGCTGATGCGGGCGTTTTTGTGTCTTATACGAATGAGACGATTGCCAAGCAGTTGCGCGACGACGATGTGACAGCAGTCATCAACTGCGCCGCATTAAGAGATATTAATCTTTGCGACAAAAGCCCAGTGCTGGCAGTCAATGCCAACGTCAACCTTCCGTCAATCATCGGAGATACGGTACGTCAACTCTTTGTGTCAACGGACTATGTCTTTGACACTAACGAGGAAGACCGACCGCTCAACGAAGAGGCGGTTAGCCGTGGTGCGTTGAGCATCTACGGGCAGACCAAGTTGGATGGCGAGAAGGAAGTCCTGAAGCGGGGCGGCGTGGTTGCCCGCATCAGCAGCCCTTGGGGTCTCTACCCTTCGCCAATGAAGCCAAGCTTTGTGGATATGATCGTCTCACACAACAAGCCGCTGGACTTACCGACGGATCAGTTCTTCAGCCCGACCTACCTGCCCGACGTGGCAGAACAGATGGTCAGGCTGGCGGTCGAGCCGTCCAATGGAATCTACCACCTCGTCAACCAGGGCAAGACCAACTGGGTGGAGTTCGGGCGTATGGCTCGCTCCCTCCGCAAGGTCAAGGGAAAGATCTCAGGATCAATGCGCTGGGACAAGACGCGCCCACAGAACGGCGCACTCATCAACACACGCCTCCCGCGTTTCAGAACGTGGGCTGAAGCGATGCAAGAATACCTTAGTGGCGACATAGCAGAAGGAAGGATCAAGCGATGAAAGTATTAGTGGTCGGACATCGTGGCTTCATTGGCCCGCTCCTGGTCAAGCATCTCAAACACGCTGGCGCACAGGTTCACGGCATTGATGAGTCGTGGTACGACGAGACCATCCGTGGTCTAAACGCTGAGCATATCCCACACTCGGAGCGCAGCGGCAAGAACGCCCGCTTCTCGGACATTGACCCGCTCGGTTCCTATGATGTGGTGGTCTGGCTTGCTGCGGTAAGCAACGACCATATGGGAAACCTTGATGAGTTTGATACCTACTGGAACAACTATGAACTGCCGAAGCTCAAGGCAGAAGACTTTTGGGACCGCAACCCGAATGGTCGATTCGTGTACATCTCCTCGGCTTCTGTCTATGGCGCGAACGGCGACATCGCCAAGGAAGATACCGCAACCGATCCACTCACCGCGTACTCCAAGAGCAAGGTCAAGATGGACGAGTGGCTCAGGCAGCAGAAGCATTCGTGGGTATCGCTGCGCCTCGGCACCCTTTGGGGTGTCTCACCGAATATGCGCCGCGACCTCGTGGTCAATGCCTTTGCGTGGGAGGCAATCCACATTAGCGAGATCAAGCCTGCGTCTACGGCACGCCGCCCAATCCTCAATGTGGATGATGCAGGGTGGATCATCTCGCTCGCCGCAATCCTACCTGCGGTGCAGGGGGTCTACAATGCCTGCGCCGAGAACGTCACGGTCACGCAGTTGGCTGAACGAATCGGCAACGCACTCAACGTGAAGGTGCTTCCATACAGCGGAAGCGACGGCGACAAGCGCGACTACTGGATGGACAATAGCCGCCTGCTCTACCACTTTGAGATCCGAGATGGCGAACTGGCTGAGACCAGCGATCCTTCAGAGATCCGAGCAGTGGAAGCATCTCTGCTATCCTACAGGGGTCAGCTCCGCACGCGCACTGAGATGTACAAAGAAGGATTGGAGTGAGCAACTTCTCCGCCATTCTTGACGGGTATCTTGCTCGCAAGGCGGAGGTTGGGCGACCAGCCGTCGCCCGCTGGCGTGGCTCATTGCTCGGTGCTTGCATCAGGCAGCAATGGTACGCCACCGAGAAGGTGCCGCCAACCAATCCATTCCCAGACAATCTCTACCGCATCTTTGAGCGAGGACACGCCGTTGCCGAGGTGCTGAACAAGGCGGGCAAGGATGCCCTTGCCGCTGGCGAGTTGCTGGAGTTCCAAGAGGAAGTGCCAGTCCTCCTGCCAGAGTTTGAGATGTCGGGCAACGTGGATGCCCTGGTCAAGTGGCCAGATGGCAGGCGGGAGGTCTGGGAGTATAAGTCCACGACCAACCGAGGGATGCAGTATATCCGCGAGGTCAAGCCCGAACACGCAGTCCAGGCCTCGGTCTATGCCTACATCCTTGAGAAGGAGTTGGGCGAGCCAGTCGAGGCACGAGTCATCTATGCCGCCGCCGAAGACTTCAAGCTCCTTGAGTTCAGGCTAGACCGAGCGTGGCGAGACCGCGCACTCCGCGTCCTGCGTGTGCTACAATACTACGGCAAGCGGAAGCCGCCTCGCTTGCCGTCCCGAAGGGGGAAGGATATGAAGGCGGAGTGGCCCTGCAAGGGCTGCCAATGGTTGAAGGAGTGTAGAGGATGACGCAGCCAGTCAAACTCGCCGCTAAGATTGCCAAGGTGATGGAAGCGGTCGGGTATGTAGCGAAGACGGGAACCAACTCAGCACAGGGATACAAGTTCGTGCAGGCATCGGCAGTTGCCGACAAGGTGCGCGAGCAGCTCGTCAAGTTCAACGTCTCAATGACACCGACCTCCATCGATGTCATCAGCGAGGGGCTTACCCCAAGCGGCAAGCAGACGCTCTTGACGCTGCGGTTCACGTGGACACTTACCGACGGAGACAGCGGCGAGTCGCTCTCGTTCCAGTCGGTCGGCACAGGCGCAGACTCAGGCGACAAGGCGGCATATAAGGCTGCGACTGGCGCACTGAAGTACGCGCTGCTCACTGGGTTCCTCATCCCAACGGGTGATGATCCAGAGGCTGATCTCTCAACGGATCGAGTGGGCGAAGCAGCCAAGAGAATCTTCGGGGATACGGAGAAGGTCGCTCCTGCCCCAGCCAAGAAGCCCGACCTGAATGATTTGGAGTTCTAAGATGGCAGAGTTTTCACGAGGTCCACAGGTAGCATACGACGTATGGCTCTCTGACAAGAAGGAGCCGAAGGAGAAGGAGTTCAAGACAGGCACGAAGGCCTTTGAGTTCTTCGCCTCACGATCCACCAACGAGTACCAGCAGTGGAAGGCAGCCGACAAGGAGACACGCGGTGCCGAGCCTGCTGCAAAGTATGTGTACCTGACGCTCACCGTCTTTGACAAGAAGACACAGGAGCATCTGTACAAGATCTACTACAAGGTATCCGAAGCCAAGACGAAGAACCCAAGCGAGAAGCGCCCCAACCTGCACGTCACGGGCGAGTCCCGCAACGTTCGGGAGTACGAGGGCAAGGCGTATGAGGACGTGACGGTGCGTGATGCATCGCCACTCATCTGGACGCCGATGGAACCAAGGGAATGATTACCACGCCAGAGGACGCAGTAGCAGCCGCGAGCTGCGCACTGGCACGCATCTCTACGTTCAAGTCCCAGGGTCGGCACGACGGTGGCTGCCAGTTCTGCAAGGTAGACCCACGGGAACTCTGTCGAGTGGTGGCGGTGTTTATGGACGACTCCGCGAACTCCGTCACCATTCGGCTCTACGAATCTGAGCAGGCCCAGAAGACGATGGAGTCTATGTGGCTGGGGTAAAAGCCCAAAAGGGTGGCAAGAGCGTACCCCCCAAGTGGACGGTGCGCCCCTGCATTAAGTGCGCCACTGCCATTGAGAAGCAGGCAGACTCTTACTGCGTTCAGTCTATTGAGTTCATTGGCGCAAGGAGAAGCACCGAATGGCACTGGGTACATAGGAAATGTTTAGATACGAAGTAACTCGCGGGGCGAGGATGATCGACGATGACCTGGACATTGTCCAGAACGGCGACATCTGCTATCTCCTTGACGGCAGATACGGGAGGATCTGGGCTGGCCTGTCGGTACGCTATGATAGCGGGACTGCGCCAGAAGGATGGTTCTTCCTTCGTGAAACCATTGAGAACCGAGTCCTCAACAAAGAGTTGATTGCCGCTGGGCTTGTTGAGCTTGGCGACAGGGTAGATGTGGGCAGGCGCACTGTCCAGTTAGCGAGGGTCAAGCGTGGGTAAGATGAAAGACCTAGCGATCCAAGAGGTGAACGCCGAGCGTTCGTCTCGTGGCAAGCGTGCTAGGCAGCGAGGCAACTCGTTCGAGAGGGAGGTCGCCGCTCGCCTCAATGGCAAGCGGACAGGGATGTTCGGTGGCAAGAACGATGTTGAAGCTGGGTACTTCGTGATCCAGTGCAAGGTCGGGCTGTCGTACCCAGAGCGGCTGGACAAATGGTTAAGAGAACTTAACCCAAAGGCTGACCAGTTGGCAGTCCTTGTGGTTGGAGATTCGCCAGGAGCAGGTACACGTCGGCGTGCCTTGGCAGTGATAGACTTCGACGACTTCGTACAGCACTATGGTAAGGAGGATCAAGGTGAGCGTTGAACCAAAGATTATGCAGGCGAATGTCTACAAGGACAGCCGAGGATACTTCAGCGAAGTACTGAAGGGCTTCGGATTCAGCCAGATCAATATGTCGTGGAGCATCGGCGGAACCTTCCGTGGCATCCACGCCCAGCGACTGATGGACAAGGCGATGTGGGTGGCGAGTGGCAAGGCCATCGTCTATGCGGTCAACCTTGACCCATCATCTATTCTCTACGGCAAGGTCATCTCCGAAACGATGGAGGCTGGAGACGGTAAGGTCTTCTACGCCCCGTGGTGGTGGGGTCGCGGCTTCCTCGCCCTTGAGGACACGACCGTGACGTACGCCACGACTGATGTCTACCGAGCCGAACACGAGATCGGCATTTCGTATGTCGGGCTTGAGCAGATCGAGAAGGACTTGGAGAAGATCAAGGCGCAGCTCATCATCAGCGACAAGGACAAGGCTGCTCAGTCCATCAAGACTGACGGCACCTCGGAGAACCTTGCCAACTGGAAGCGCGCAGGCGATGACCTTATCCGAGGCGAGGAAGAGTGAGCATCCCATCCAAGAAGCGCAAGCCTGATGCCATTGTGGTGTCGCAGGTATGGCTTCACATCTACAAGCTCATCCTAGACGGGCTAGATGGGCAACCGAACAAGGAGCAGTTGGCCGCCTATGCTGCCAACTCGATCATCAAGGAGGTGGACTTTGGCTACGCAACCTGACGATAACGAGCAGATCGTTCCGTCAACCATCCGACAAATCATCACGGCACCAGTGGCTACGCAGCAGTCCAGAGGGACGCTGCTCTACGGTGCGGCGGCTGCCTTTGCTGCCTTCGCTCCGCTGCCCTTCGGTGCCATTGCTGCTGCGCTGGTAGCAATCCTTGCAGCAGAACGGAAGAAGTGAAACTTGGACTCGCGTGCAATCGCTGCAAAGGACGACTCAAGGCAACACGAGATGCTCCGTATACACTTAGAGAGTATACGCTCAGGCTATTCAAGTGCGAAGCCTGCGGCAAGAAGGTCGCCGTCGCGTGGTTCATCGTCGGAGAATCAAAAGCCCGCTGGCTGGAAAGGCTCTATGAGGAACACACCGAAGGACTTTGAGCAGTACTTTCAAGGACTCTACGACGAGGCGCGGGACATCCTTGTCCAGCGTCAGGCGCAGTATGGACCAGCCAACATCGAGTCTCTTGGTATCCCAGGTGTCTTCTCTCGGATGAGCGACGACAAGATGAGCCGCATCAAGAAGGCGTTGAGCGGTGAGTTCATCAAGGGTCGTGTCGTCCTCTCGCAAGATTCCCTGAAGGAGCTTCAGCACCCGTCGGTGCGCGATGCCCTGATGGATGCCGCCAACTACTGCCTCATCCTTGTCTCCCTCATCGAGAGCGAGTGGTCTAACTTGGAGTTGGACTACGACCCTGGCGATGGGGTTGAGTACTAATAAAGACCCCCTAGAAGCATCCGTAGAATCGCTTCTAGAGGGTCTAGGAGCCACGGAGAGCCACGTTTCCACCCTTGGTGGTGTCCTACCCCTACTTAGCCACGGCGAACGTCAGTTCGTCGCTCTCGGTGTATACCTAGCATTGGAGTTGATCCGCAATGACGGACGAAGATCAGAAGGTTCGGGAACTCTTCCGCGAGGCCGCGAAGAAAGAGGGTAAGTCCCTGCGCCAATGGTGCCGAGATAACGGCATCGTCTACGACACGCTGATCGGTCGTGAGATTCCTTCAGACACTCCACTCTCCGCCATCCACGACCACGATGGTACCTACTTCGGTGTCTGTCCAGCTTGCGCAAAAGAATGAACCCCTGCTGGGAGGAGCCAGCAGGGGTTCAGTAGTCGGGCAGGGGGACCGCCCGTCTTCGCTATCTTAACACATCAACGGCAACGATGCGTCGACCAATCCATTCTGCAACTGATGATACAACGCCATTGCCACAGCATCGGTATCGGTGTGAGTCCAGACCTACTGGGAGAAGGCTGTCGTCATCCGCTGTTCCACCCAAGATGGCGTGAGTTGTCCCGACATCACCAACATCAAACGAGTTGAGCGTGTTGGCAACGTCGCCCTCTACCCAGGTCTCTGAGTCCTCACTGGTCTGCGCTCGTGATGACTTACGGAAGACGGCTGGAGCTCCTGCGCTTAAGGTCAGGGGATCTGCCACATCATTGAACTTTGTTGGCTGTCGACTATAGGCGCTTGGGAACGAGATGATTGAATCTGATGGAGCAACCAGCGTCATTGATCGGTGGCTTGTATCCCCAGGCCATAAGGCAGAGAGAGAGTTAGCAACCTCAGCCTCATTGATACTGAAGTTGCCATTCTTCTCGTCCGCTCTTGTTTGGTATCCGATAAGAAATCCTTCTTGCCCAATATCCTGATTGCCTACTCCTGCTTTCCAGTCTCTGGCTTGGAGTGCGCGGTGGGTTTCTGCGCCGAACGTGTCCACTCCCGATTGATTGTCCACCCGTCCGGCCAACCCATTAGTCTCTCGCATTCCGTTGGGGTTAGGCGACGAACTTGACCCGCTTGATTTGGCTCCTGAACGATCTGTTCTAACGCCTTCTGAAGCGCCATCGGTAGCACCTTGCCCCTCTTGTTTGCTCGGCGCAAGATGCCCGCAGCCGCCTTCGCACTCAAAGAGAACCTGCTCGGCGCGGTTTGGTTCAAGACACGCGACAATGAATACTCGACGGCGTCGTTGGGGGACTCCGAAATAGCGAGCATCAAGAGTTCTCCACGCGACAGAGTACCCGATGTCGTCCATTTCACCGAGGAGTCGGAGGAAATCACGGCCTTGATTGGAACTGAAGAGACCTGGGACGTTCTCCAGCACCAACCACCGAGGTCGTCGTTGCTCCACAAGGTCGAGGTATGTGAAGGCGAGTGAACTGCGCTTGCCTGAGAAACCTGCTCGCTTTCCGGCTGTGCTGAGGTCTTGGCACGGGAACCCACCCGACCAGATGTCTGCTTCTGGGATGTCATTGGCATTAATCTCCGTGATACTTCCCAGATTTGGAGCGCCTGGGAATCGCTGTGCCAAGATGCTATTGGCGTATGGGTCAATCTCGCTGACGCTAACAGTCTCAATCCCAGCTCGTTCAAAGCCAAGGTCTAGACCGCCAACTCCACTAAAGAAACTTGCGTGTCTCATTGCTCCTCCGTAAAGGTGGTCGTAGCCTTGACAAACGTCAGGTCAATCTCACCCGTGGGTCCATTGCGATGCTTCGCTAGGGACAACTTGATCTTCTCGGTTGCTTGACCGTGCTCCTGTCCATTGGGACGCCATAGTAGCATCACAAGGTCAGCGTCCTGCTCAATCGCACCAGAGTCTCGGAGGTCAGCAAGTCGTGGTTGGCCTCCTTCTCTATGCTCGGCAGCACGACTCAACTGCGACAGCGCAATGACGGGAACGTTCAGCTCCCGCGCCATCGCCTTTAACCCTCGGCTGATGTCGCTGGTCTCGACCACCCTGTTGCCTTCCTTCGTCTGCTTGGTTGGCATCATCAGTTGGAGGTAGTCCACGATGATGAGGTCAAGCCCGCCGTCCGCAGATAGCCGACGCGCCTTTGAGCGTAGGTCTACGGGCGATGCTACGGGCGAGTCGTCAATGAAGATGCTCGCCGCCTCCAACTTGTGTACCGATGCTGCGATGCGGGCTAGGTTCATCCCCTCCACATCGCCACGCCTGATGCGGAAGATGTCCACGCCAGACACGCCCGCCATCAATCGGGTCGCCAACTGATCCTTGCTCATCTCCAGCGAGAACACCGCCACCCGCTTCTTCTCGTGGATGGCAGCGTGCTGCGCAATGTTCAGAGCGAGCGAGGTCTTGCCGACCGACGGACGGGCAGCAAGGATGGTGAGGTCAGACTTCTGCCACCCACCAGTCATATGGTCGAGTGTGTGCAGCCCAGACCCCACGCCCTCTGCCGACCCTCGGTTGTGCCGAGTCCAGTCCAACCGACTGATCGCGTCATCAATGAGGCCACGCATCTCGGTGAAGTCGGACTTCTTGAGGGTGCGTGCCACCTTGTAGATCTCTGCCTCTGCCCTGTCCAACGCCTCGTCGGAGTCAGCAGGGTCTTCGTAGGCAATCTCCGCAACGCGAGAGGCTGCGGTGATGAGGCGGCGCAAGGTCGCCTTCGTCCGCACCGAGTCAGCATACGACTTCGCGTTGGCACTCGTCGGCGTGGATGCCATAAAGCCAGAGAGCGAGGAGTACCCGCCCGCCTCGTCAATGAGTCCCTGCCGAGCCAACTCGTCGCCAACCGACACGATGTCCAGCACATCGCCACGCTGGGCGATCTCGGTGATGGCACGCCATACTGCCCTGTGCTGCGCCGTAGAGAAGTCGTCGGGGGCAATCTCACTCGCGTACGAGTACGCCTCATCGTCAATGAGGACTGACCCGATCAGCCCTGACTCGGCCTCTAGACTACGAGGTGGTTGTCGCACGCTTCGCCTCCTTCCTTACTCGCTTCCTCGGTCTCCGAAGGTCGCTTCCCTTTACCTCTGAATCGTAAACGATCTGCTCCCTTGCCCACGCCTCGTCGGCGGTGATGCGCCGTCCGTGAATACGCACTCGGTTGGCGGGGTCGCAGTCCTGTACGTCAAAGAGCGCACCAGTCCGCTCCTCCTCGGAGAAGGGGTCGCGCTTGTCTATGTGTCCAACGAATCCCCACAGGCGGCAGTCATCGCAGGTGTACGCCATCTCGTTGGGGAGGTCGAGTATACCACGAGCGCGAGCGTGTCCGCTGCGCCGTAGCTCTATGACCTGATCCTCCGCCTCGATGTAGGCGTTGATCCAGAACTCCCTGTCGTGCCTTGATGGTCTGCCGCAGAACTCCACGAGGTCGTTAGCCTCGTGGAATCTGCCCTCCCACGCCACGTCTGGCCTCGTGTCCATCTCGTCGTTCCAATGATCGTCTTGGCACGACATCTCCTTGTCCACGATTGTCCCGACGATGAATCTCCGATAGGCTACGTCGTCCTCCACTATGAGCCAGAGGCAGCAACGCCCATTAGGAAGATGATCACCATAAGTTTGGCGTAGTCCGTCATAAACTCTTTCACTTGACCACCTGATACTTCCTGCCACCGAAGCGTAGTTCAGTGATGGCATCTGTCGGGATTGACTTGTACTCTGCCGACTTCGGCTCCCATACAATCATCAACCCCAACTTCTCTGGGTCGTACGCCTTCTTGCCCCCTTTGAGGTGCTTGTGTACGCCGAGGCGGCAGGTCATTACCCGTCGCTCGCCCGTGCTGCGCTTGGTGAAGGCGATGGTGAAGAACCTCCCCATAGACTTCTTGATCAGGCGCACCGCCGCCTCAATGGTCAGCCGGTTGGCGTGCTGCGCCGCGTTCGGGCAGGTGCGTGTCCAGCTCTTGCCTGGCTGGTATGCCTCCGCCTCAAACTGCGTCCCGCAATCCCAGCAATAGAACTCCTCGGTCTTCATCGTGCCTCCTCCTTCTCTCTCGCCGCCTCAATGGCAGCATCTTCTACGCTCCAAGCGAAAGCTTCTGCCTTCGCCTCCTCGCTATACTTATCGAAGCACCACGTATGCACTAGGCCTTCGTCGTTCTCCCGTGCGTTGTCTGCTCCTTCCACCACATACTCCCCGCAATAGCAGCAGGAAGATACGGCCAGATCATAGTCCCTACTCATAATCACCTCCTACCTGTTCTTCAAAGCAGTACCGGCACAGGCTATATCCGCTGCCGGATTGGTCGCAATCGCACGTCGGTCGAAGTCTGGAATTGTGGCACTCACCACACAGAGCTCCGTCTGGACTCAACCAGCCAGCGCCCGCCTTGCCGCAGTGTGCGCAGCCATTGGACACTGCCGAATCAACCCCACTCATACTGCGACCTCCTTGACCTTATTCGTACGGGATACCACATCGGCCTCCCGTTCTAGGTTGTATACGAACAGCTCCGCGTCCGCCTCTGGTGCGACCTCATAAATCGCCTTCACCAGACTATCAGCCCACTCCTGCTCAAATACTTGCCACCCCACGCTCCACCCGCGTGCCTCCCAGATATGGCCGCTGATGAACGTCTGCGGCGTTGCACCGCTGAACCCTACGTCGTTGAGGGCCTTCTCCACGACATCGACAACCTTGTCCACGTCGTACGGCTTGCTCACCGATAGGTACACCTCTGCTGCTGCACTCATACCGACATCCTCCCTACTGCTACGCCTACCATAAAGATGGAGAACGCCAGCCACGCTACCGACATACGCCACCAGAATAGGCGACGCTTATCCTCCCGCTGCGTCCTCTTGATATGCTCGAACAACTTGCTATTCATCGTCCCCCTCCTCTTCTACTGCCTCAATAAGATCAAGAACACCATCCTCCTCACCCTGCTGCCAATCAGCTTCTTTCTCTGCAATCTCAATGGCCTCCTCTTCTGTGTCTGCCTCGACCACCACGTCAATGCGCACCGGCATGCTAAACGATACGTTCCACGTTCCCATTATCTTCCCCCTTCTTGCTTCTCTGCGGGTACTTCCCGCAGCTCAACCTTATACCTACCCTGTCCAAGAGTCAAGCCCCCCGCCAGAATCGTCAAGGGCGAGAGATCGATCAAGACCCTACCCTCGGCGCACGCTTGGCAATAGTCCCGCACCCAGATGCGTACGACCCGACCCGTACCCAAGAAAACCACATCCACCTCATACGGCTCCGCGCCATACTTCCAAGAACCGACCGCGCCATAGAACCTGCGTTCTCCCCCCTTTCCGCCATCCCGCTTTGCAACGTATGGCCAACAGGTATCTGTCCGATCCAGATAGACCACGCCCACAGGACAGCGTGCCGCGTACCACGTGGCGACGCCATACGCCGTAGGGCTAGGGCTAGGCTCGACCAGCTCGGCGGCGTCCTCGTACAGGATGACGGGGGACGCCGTACGCCCCCCGCCATCGCACCCTGACACGATACCGGACACCGCCAACAGCGCCACCGCTATGCGGCGCTTCATCCTTGGGCGGCCTCAACCATAGCGGCACGCTCCCGCGCCGCCTCGACGCTCCTAGCGTAGGCCTCGCGCTCAGCGCGATAGGCGGGGATCGCCGCCCGCAACGCCTCAAGGGTGTGCCGGTCATCGCCCTGTCCTGCCGCCATACCCTCGCGATAGGCGTGGATGAGGCTATATAGCTCACGCCTCGACACGTAGCCGCTCGTGATGCTACGCTCGCCGCCGCCCTCGTTGACAATCTGCACGAGCTTCCACCCGCCATAGGCGCCCTGCACCCAATAGCGGCCCACCATCGCACGGCTATCCTCACCCCGTGTATGAATCCACAGCGGCGCATCCGCCTCGGCGGCGGTGAATCCCGCCATAATATTTAGCCCCCGAACAGCGCCGTCGATGTCGCGCTGGGTGTATCGATGTCCTGCCATATATCCCCCTATGCTATGAGCTAGGGGGCGGGTACGTCCCGCCCCCTGCCCGCTATGCCCTGCTACGCGCCGGTGCTGTTAGCACCGCGCTAAGCGGTAGGCGTTCCATAATTGCGCGATAGCACGCCGGACACGCCGCCGCGCCATAGTCGATGGCCACCCCGCCATATTCCCGATCCATAAACGGGAGCGGGAACACTTCGAGGGGGTGGATCGTAGCCCCGCACCCTTGGCACGTATGAGCTTCGCACGCCGTCCCCTCATCGGGATAGGCCAGAATCGCGCCGCACCCCTCCGCCGCGCATCCCCTTGGCCCGTAGCCCTGTCCTGCCATATCGTACCCCCTGTCCTGCTATGGGCTAGGGGACGGCTAACGCCGCCCCCTGCCCGATACCCTATACCCTAGCGGGTGGATTTTTCGCACCGGTGGGCGTATAGCGGCCGCTATCGATGAGCTGCTGCACGTATGCAATAGCATCATCATCATTTAGCCGCCCGAACACATGTTCACCGGTGAGGCCACCCATAGCCCTCGACCATTCGGCGGTATGATAGGCGGGAATATTCCCGCTCATTGGCACGCCTAGCACGCTGTCTGTCCCCTCATAGTGGCACCATAGCTGCACGCCGGATCCATTGCCCCGCGTAGCCCATTCCGCCACCATTCGACCGTCCCCTGTCATATCATCCCCCTATACTATGGGCGGGGGATTCTCCCCCGCCATCCAATGATACGCCCGCCACGGGCGCCCTGTCAACGGCTAGCATGTCCCCCACATAGCGGGATCGCATGCGGGCATCATCAACAGCAGGAATAGCCCGCCAATAATTGCCGCGCACGCTAGGGCGTACCCCCGCCCGCTCATATGGCCCCGCCAATGCCGGACATACAATCCGCGCACGCTTCGACCACGACAGCGCCGCACGGATCGCACGCTAGGCCGCACCCGCCTCGGTGATCGCCGCCATCCCGCCACGATGAAGCGTCCACCGAGAATAGCGGCGCCGGTGCATCGTCTATATGATCCGCACCGGCTAGCGCCTCATCCACCCATATGAGCTCGGCGCACGGCACGCAATGCGCCGCGCCATCATGCAGGTAGCCGATAATTTCCCACGCCATCCCCGCGTGCTGTCGATTGTATTCCTTAGCGTATCCCATACCATCCCCCTATCCTGTCCGGCTAGGGGGTGGCCACCTGCCACCCCCTGCCGTATACCCTACGCCTCGGCGGGATTCTCCGCCGCCGCCACCCACGCCGCGATGAATCGGGCGCGGTCGAATTGTGGATTGTCCGCCGCTAGTGCGCGTGCCAATTCTTGGCGCATCAATTCCGCCATAGCCCATGCGCCGGTGTCCTTAGTCTTCGCACGAGCTTGCGCCATCGCCTCGGCGTGGCCTAGTGTCTGTGCTAACAGCACGTAGTGTTTGCGTGTCATATCGTCCCCCTATCCCCGCCCTAGTGGGCGGCTATTCGAATTCTACCCCTAGCAGGTGCAAGTGTCGCAATGGGCGTCCGATACCGGACGGCGCTCCACTTGCGCCCATCCATACCCCCCCGCCCATTCGTTGCACGTGTCGCACGATAGCGGTGCTCCGGGCGTGCAATAGTGGGCGGGCGCATCATCGTGCGATATCCCACCATCCGCGCTCACCGCATCCCACCTATACAGCGCATCGTGCGCCCCACACAGCGACAGCACGGGGATGCTACCCCCGAATTCTCGCACGTGGTAGGTGATATGAGAATCATCCCCAAACGTGGGGTAGCCCATCGCAATGGATGCGGCGGCGGTATCCCCACGCCCCCCATTCGAATTCAGCACGCGGTGTCCCAATTCCGCGAATTCGGAGAATTCGGCGCACGCCCCACATAGCGTAGCGCCGCTGTCAACCGGAGCCACATAATCACCCCCGCAATGAGTGCAGGTGTATTCCGTGTCCATAATCCACCCCCTAGGTGCAGGATCGCCCCCCCGCTAAGTGCGGGCGGATCCACCTAGCAGGATTCTAGGGGATGGCATCGCACCCTGTCAATGGGGGGAATAGTGGCGGGCGGGGGGTGTATTCGAATTGGGGTATGGGGCCAGATATGAGCTCGTGCCGATCCCCGCAATGGCACCAATGCGCCACGCTGGGCAATTGCACCCCCTGCCGAGGGTGTATGGGCGGGGGGTAGGTGAATCGGGGCGCTACGTTGCGCGTAGCGGGGGGATTCTGATCCATTCGAATGGATCACCGGACATGGTGCCCCCATCCCTGCCCTGTCTGACATGGTGCCACCGTAGGGGTATCGCCCCCCCTCCCCTCCAGACAACCCCACCTGTCCACCTACGACAACCCCACCTGTCGAGTGGCATACTCCCCCCCAGTATCCTAGAATTGGCACGAATTGTGCCACACCCCCTCCCCCTGTAGCAATTTAGAACAAATGTTCGGTCGATTAAGGAACACCCAGCCCGCATTGAACACCCCTTCTGATAAGGCCGCGGGGGGTATCCTCTGAAAAGAGACCGTTTACACCCGTCTCCCTAGGTTAAGACTTCATTAAGAGATTATTAAGAAACCTTAATCTGCAACTTTGTGCAAAAACCCCCCCAATTTCTGGTTATATGGGGGGAGATAAAGAGGGGGGAAACGAACCCTACCTCCTAG